TTACTGACGCGCTACGCTTGTCTTAATAAATACGGCCATGCAAGTAAACTTGCACAGCCATATTTCTTTTAATCTTTGATGTTTTCAACATCTTGTGATTCAATATCTTGAATCTGTTCTTCAGTAAGTTTTGACTTACTTTTTTCTGCTTTTTTGCTCTTTAAACGCTCTTCGATTTCGGCAAGTTCTTGACGAGCTTTTATTTCAAGTTCTTGACGTTCAGCCAAATCGAGTCTGCGAGGGTCAATACCATCGCCATCTTCTCCTTCATAGATAGGGTCATTTCCTCCACCTAATGGTTGTCCACTTGCGTATCTTTTTAATAATTCTCTTACTGACATTGCTTGGTCAGGTATTGTTTGAGAAGGTTCTGTAAACTTCTCATTGTCATTATATTGTTTTGCGTTAAATATATTTCTTATCATAAATAATTGTTTTTTCGTTCTAATTCAGCTAATTTTTGCATCTTTTTAAAAGCAAAAATATGTCTTTCAGATATTACTTTTTCCTGTTCAGTAAAACTGCTGAATTCTTCTGATATTTTTAAATCTAATTCTTCGCTAATTTTAACCATGTATTTAGCAATTTTATCCTTTTCTTCCTCATTATACATTTTATCCTTATAATATCGAGGCATAGCAATTTTTTTTCCATCTTCAATAGGAACGTACATACGTTCCTCTAAATTGTTTTTGTGCCATTTTATCATGGCTTCTGTTATATAATTACTACCTAAACCTTTTGACATTACACTAAATTCCTTTTTTCTATCATCATTTTGATGCATTGGAATTTTAGATTTTTTACTCATGTATTTGAGGGTATAACCAATAGAGGCAGCACTAACATTACCAATATGATAAGTACCAATAGACTTATTATTAAGAGCCCAAGCCCTTGCAATATGTTCTTTATTAGCGTTAAAAAGAATAACATGATAGTGCGGACGTTTTTTTGTACTGCCGTATTCCCCCACTGCATAATATTTAAGTTTTTCATTGGTTAATTTTCTTAATCGTTTAAAAAATTTTTGTAAATCTGTTAAATCTAAAGTCATATATCCATTACTGGTAATGGGTACGTATTCGGTATCATATGTTAAAGTTATAAAGAGAGCGGATAAACTCCGCTCTCCTTCTTTTACTAACCGAAACGACCAACCAGATGTCCTTCGTTTCTTACATGGGGGGCATTTTCCACAAGGAAATGGTATATGTTCTCCTCTTATTTGTTCTTTCTTATAGAAAGGAGTTATACACCTACTACTCATGATTAAAACATTGGTGTACCAAATTTTGGCATAGGTCTAACCGCCTTAATTTTATTTAATACATGACAATATAGGCTATCTGTAGATTCTGAGCCGGGTCCTTCTAATACCGCAAATATGCGTTTTGTTGGAACACAGTCCACAAATTCTCCACTAAGTGTAGGTTGTGTATCAAATTTTCTGCCTAAATGCCAATAATCCAATGATTCTCTAAATTCTCCGGCTACTCTTGATGGCATATATTTATACTCTGCATATCTTGGTACATAACCAAATGTATCTTCTCCAGTATTTGTATAAGCATATATCTCATTGTTTTGTACTGGTTGTTCTCCAATATGTGCGAATGATGGCCAGAAGTAATCTAATGTATCATTTTTAAGATATGATTTTGGTATACCTTGTTGATAAGCGGTTTTTGGCATAACTGACATAATACCTATAATAAAACCATGTTCTTCACAATAATATGAGCCTGAACGGCCTGATGAAACTGATATACCATGTCCAGCCATATTACCCTGAGGTATACCTTCTAATTGACCTGTAGTATTTACAATTTCACTTATTACAACTGGTGATTTTACTCCAGTAATATATTCAGGTCTTTGTAAACGTTTATCTGATGATTTTACACCAAAATGTGTTAAAATATTCTCTATATAACGGGTACCACCTCTTGCATTTTTTTCCAACCATTCTTGTAATCTAAATGCTCTGCGTAAATCATTAATTGTAGTTGGTTCTACTGTAGCAGTATTATCAGGAGCAAATAAACCATTACCTAATGGAGATGGTGAAGGATCTAGAAAAAATGTACTTGCATCAGGTGCAGATACATTTGATGAACCTGATGAACTTCTTCCTTCAATTTTAGTATAAGGTATTGTGACTTCACCTAATGGGATATCAACTGCTTGTCCTTTTTGTGCAAAGGGTAATGATGCTGTAAAATAGTCATGTTCCCATGCTCTTTTACGTAAAGTTGTCAATTTATTTACTTGACCTGAAACTAAATTTTGATTACCATCAGGTAGTTTATAGTCTACTGGTAATTTAAGATTTTGGTCACGATAATATTCATTATAAATAGCTTGATATGCTGCTAATGGTAATGCATTGATGTTTACTGTTTCTGTGCCAGTTGTTGGCGGTGGAACACCCATATAATCCATAAACTTAGCGCTACCTGGTAATGCATCTGCTAATGTTGAATTCCAAGGAATATAAGGCATTACTAATTCACTAGATGCATCTGTAATAAACTTTTCCCAATTTTGCCATACTATACGATTTGGTACAAAGAAATAATGCATACTTACATCCATTCTATGCATAACGGGTGCAATCATAGGTGCAAACCTAATAAGGCTTTCGCATCCTAATTCAAATTTATCACCAGGTACACATTCTAGTGCTAATATTGGGGTTAAATTGCCCATATCAGCTGATAATTTCACATCGTGTGTGAGGTCAAAGACATTCTTTTTTGGTCTTTGTAACTTAATCGAATTAAATAAATTCGGCTTCATGTTGTTTTGTTTTTAAAATTTTTAAATAAGGGGTGACTAACCCCTATATGTTATAGTCTAATTCCGCCACGTGATACATAATATGTGCGGCTTACTTTACGCTTGCCATAACCGCGCTTTCTAAATGAGCGGCGATATGAGTTTCGTCTTCGCATTTTTTTGTTTTTAGTTTGTGATTAAAATATTTAAATATTGCTTGGTCACAATATGGTTTTAATAACTTTTTTTCTGACTCATCAGCTGTATTATACAACTTAATTAATCTTAATAATTGGTCTTGTGTATATAATCTCATTATTTAGGTGGATTAATTTTTGGTAAAATTCTACCCATATTAAATGGTAATAACATTCCGGCAATACTCATAATAGGATTTATCCAAGACATATCTACATTAGTATCTTGAGTTTCATTTCTGAATATCTTTGTAATTTGAGCTTCAATATGTCGTTGATTGAAATCCTCTGTTACATACTTTTTCCTATTTAAATCAGTTGCTACTTTAATTGAAGATACCATAGCTTTCTGAACAGCTAGTTGTTGGTTTGCGTTTAATTCTATAAATGCGTTTGTACGCATTAATTTATCTATTTCATAATATAATTTTTCTTTTTGTTTTTCTAATATTGGTAATTCTGCTATCTGTTTGTTAGTATTTGCTACTTTTTGTGCAATTTCAGCTTTCATTGATTCATTTCTTAGTTGTACTCCCTCTACTAATCCAGGCATCATACCTCTTAATCTTTCTACATCTAAATCTTTAAATTTAGTATTACTTGCTACATATAAAGCATCTGCTTTAGTTTTGGTTATTTGAGCATTTAAAAGGTCATTTTGTAAACCCATATTTTTTAATTGTTGGTCTTGAACCCTAATTTGATTACTTTTTCCTAATACATCTAATTGAGTTTCCTTTATTTGTGGTGCTATTGCATCTGTACTCCTTACTGGTGCACCTTCGTTTGTTTGTTTGTATATAAGGTTCGGATTAAGTCCCGCTTCCTTAAATCTTTGCATTTGTTGTTGAGGTGAATTGTATAAATTCAGCGCTTTTTGATCTGCTAAAGCATTTTGTCTGTTTCTATAATTTGTTAACATTGTTAATCCAGTATTTAATACTGATTGGCTACTTGGTGCTCCGCTTTTTGCCCAAGTTGCTAGGCTACTCCATATACTCATAATATTCGTTTTTTTTGTTTTTTTTGTGACACTTGTCGTTATTTGTTTTGTTCAGTTGTAGTGCGTCATACTTCCTTCTTTCTCCTTCACTTTTCAAATTTACTCTTTAGTGTCAATAAACACTAATATATCAAGTATTATTAGTGTTTATTACTGACGCGCTACGCTTGTCTTAATAAATACGGCCATGCAAGTAAACTTGCACAGCCATATTTCTTTTAATCTTTGATGTTTTCAACATCTTGTGATTCAATATCTTGAATCTGTTCTTTAGTCAACCTTTGTTCGGTTGTTATTGTTGTGCTCTTTAAACGCTTTTCGATTTCAGCAAGTTCTTGACGAGCAGCTATTTCAAGTTCCTGCCTTTCTGCTAAATCGAGTCTGCGAGGGTCTATACCATCGCCTTCATCTCCTTCATAAATTGGTTCTTGACTTCCACCAAGTGGTTGACCACTTGCATATCTTTTTAATATTTCTCTTATTGTTAATGCTTGGTCTGGAACCGTTTGTGATGGTTCATTAAAGACTTCATCGTCTTTATATTCTTTAGCATTAAACATGTTACGTACTTTCATAAATTGTTGGTTTTTCTTTCTAATTCAGCTAATTTTTCCATTTTCTTAAATGCAAAAATATGTCTTTCAGATATTACTTTTTCTTGTTCAGTAAAACTGCTGAATTCTTTTGATATTTGTAAATCTAATTCTTCACTAATTTTAACCATGTATTTAGCTATTTTATCCTTTTCTTCCTCATTATACATTTTATCCTTATAATATCGAGGCATGGCTATCTTTTTTCCATCTTCAATTGGAACATACATTCGTTGTTCCAGATTATTTTTATGCCATTTTATCATAGCATCTGTTATATAGTTGCTGCCTAATCCTTTTGACATTACACTAAATTCCTTTTTTCTATCATCATTTTGATGCATTGGAATTTGAGATTTTTTACTCATGTATTTGAGGGTATAACCAATAGAGGCAGCACTAACATTACCAATATGATAAGAACCAATAGACTTATTATTAAGAGCCCAAGCCCTTGCAATATGTTCTTTATTAGCATTATAAAGAATGATATGATAATGAGGACGTTTTTTGGTACTCCCATACTCTCCAACCGCGTAATATTTAAGTTTTTCATCTGATAATTTTCTTAAACGTTTAAAAAATTTTTGTAAATCTTTTAGATCTAAAGTCATATAACCATTCGATGTTATTGGAACGTATTCTGTATCATAAGTTAAGGTTATAAAGAGAGCGGATAAACTCCGCTCTCCTTCTTTTACTAACCGAAAAGACCAACCTGAAGTATGTCTTTTCTTACATGGGGGGCATTTTCCACAAGGAAAGGGTATATGTTCTCCTCTTATTTGTTCTTTCTTATAGAAAGGAGTTATACACCTACTACTCATGGTTAAAACATTGGGGTACCAAACTTAGGCATTGGCCTTACCGCTTTAATTTTATTTAGTACATGACAATATAAACTATCTGTTGCTTCTGAACCAGGGCCTTCTAATACTGCAAATATTCTTTTAGTAGGGTTACATGATACAAATTCTCCACTTAATGCAGGTGCTGTATCAAATTTTCTTCCTAAATGCCAATAATCTAAAGTGTCTCTGAATTCGCCTGCTACACGTGAAGGCATATATTTATATTCTGCATATCTTGGTACATAACCAAATGTGTCTTCTGCTCCTGAAGTGTAAGCAAATATTTCATTGTTTGTTACTGCTTGTTCTCCTATATGTGCAAATGATGGCCAGAAATAATCTAAATTGTCATTTTTAAGAAATGTTTTTGGTATTCCTTGTTGATAACAAGTTTTTGGCATTACTGACATTACACCGATAATATATCCATGTTCTTCACAATAATATGAACCTGAACGACCTGATGATACTGAAATACCATGTCCTGCCATATTGCCTTGAGCTAAACCATCTGACTGACCAGTTGTATTGACAATTTCACTGATTACTACTGGTGATTTTACTCCTGTAATATATTCTGGTCTTTGTAAACGTTTGTCTGATGATTTAACACCAAAATGTGTTAAAATACTTTCTATATAACGAGTACCGCCGCGAGCGTTTTTTTCCAACCATTCTTGTAATCTAAATGCGCGACGTAAATCATTAATTGTTGTAGGTTCTACTTCTGCGGTTGTGCCTGGTGCATATAAACCATTAGCTAAAGGTGAAGGTGCATTATCTACAGGATAATTACCTCCAGAGGTGTTAGGTACATCATATCCTCCAGTACCTTCAATTTTAGCATAAGGTGTTGTAATTGTTCCTAATGGAATATCTACTGCTGCTCCTTTTTGTGCAAATGGTAGTGATGCTGTAAAATAATCATGCTCCCATGCTCTTTTACGTAGTTGAGTTAATTCTGCTACACGTAAGGCTGATGGTGAGTTATCTCCATCTTCTAATTTATAATTAATTGGTGCAATCAAATTTTGGTCTCTGTAATATTCATTATAAATACATTGATATGCAGCAAATGGTAAAGCACTAATTGCTTGAGCAGTTCCTCCAGTTGGAATTGGTGGTACTCCCATATAATCCATTGCTTTTCTTACAGATGCTGGATAATAATCAGTATCATCAAAATAATATAAATATGGTGCTACTACTTCATCATTCCCTGTAATAAATTTTTCCCAATTGTTCCATAAAATACGATTTGGTACGAAAAAATAATGCATACTTACATCCATTCTATGCATAACAGGGGCAATCATAGGTGCAAACCTAATAAGGCTTTCACATCCAATATCAAATTTGTCACCAGGTACACATTCCAATGTTAAAATTGGAGTTAAATTGCCCATTTCTGCTGATAACTTTACGTCATGGGTGAGGTCAAAGACATTCTTTTTTGGTCTTTGCAGCTTAATCGAATTAAATAAATTCGGCTTCATGTTGTTTTGTTTTTAATGTTTTTAAATTAGGGGTGACTAACCCCTTTTTGTTATAGTCTAATTCCACCGCGGGATACATAGTATGAGCGGCTTACTTTACGCTTGCCATAACCGCGCTTTCGAGATGAGCGGCGATATGAGTTTCGTCTTCGCATTTTTTTGTTTTTAGTTTGTGATTAAAATATTTAAATATTGCTTGGTCACAATATGGTCTTAATAACTTTTTTTCTGATTCATCTGCTGTATTATACAACTTAATTAATCTTAATAATTGGTCTTGTGTATATAATCTCATTACTTAGGTGGATTAATTTTTGGTAAAATTCTACCCATATTAAATGGTAATAACATTCCGGCAATACTCATAATAGGGTTTATCCAAGACATATCTACATTAGTGTCTTGAGTTTCATTTCTAAATATCTTTGTAATTTGAGCTTCAATATGTCGTTGATTAAAATCCTCTGTTACATACTTTTTCCTGTTTAAATCAGTTGCTACTTTAATTGAAGATACCATAGCTCTCTGAACAGCTAATTGTTGGTTTGTATTTAATTCTATAAATGCGT